CAATCAAGTTCTTTTTGCAATAATGCCAACTTAACAATTGCTTGTATACCTGATAAAACGAACTCTCCATCTATTTCAATATATTTGTCATTTAAATTAAACATTACTCTCTTGCAAGATCATCCATTGTTGCTTCGATGCTCTCACGTAATGTACTAACTAATATATCAATTTCATCACGACTTAATGTTAATGGTGGGGACAATACATTCAAATGACCAATTGGACGAACAATTACACCACGGTTTTGACAATGAACTGCAATTCGTTTTCCAATATTAACACTAGCATCAAACAATTCTTTTGTTTTTTTATCTTTAACATTTTCAACACAAAGCATAAAATGACTTCCACGCACATCGCCAACAATATCAAGATCTGATAATGTTTCTAACTGTTGTTTAAAGTAAGGTCCTATTTGTTGTACATGGTCACATAACATGCCTTCTTCCATAATTCTAATATTAGCAAGGCCAGCGGCACAACTAACTGGGTGTCCTGCGTATGTAAAACCATGTGTAAACAATGCACCTTCTTCTTGCGGTCCATCACTAATTACATCATATATTTTATCTGAAAGTATAGTTGCTGATAAAGGAACATACCCAGACGATATACCTTTTGCACTTGTAATAATGTCTGGTACTATATCAAATACTTCCTTTGATGCAAAAAAATGTCCTAATCGTCCAAATGCAGTTACTACTTCATCTGAAATGTACAACATACCATATTTTTCGCATACTTCTTTCATTCTCTTATGATAACCTGGAGGTGCAACAATAACACCACCTGCACCCATAATGGGTTCCGCAATAAAACAAGCCACATTTTCAGGGCCAAGTTCAAGTATTTTATTTTCAAATTCCTCAACTAACTGATCGCAAAACTGATCTAACGTTGTTCCGTCTGGCCGCCTATAACAATTAGGTGCTGAGACATAATACACTAAATCCTTTGCTAAATCAAATCCAATATGATCAGCCTTTTCGCCCGTTAATGTCATTGCTAGATATGTACTACCATGATACGAACTTACTCGTGATATAATTTTCTTTTTGTTTGGTTTACCCAAACGATTAAAATAAAAATGTATAATACGTATAGCAGTATCATTTGACATTGATCCACCTGTGCCAAAAAATGTATGATTTAAATCACCAGGTGCTAATTCTGCTATCTTTGCGGCAAGTTCCGCGGCGGGAGGTGTAACTACATGACCAAATGTTGTATAATATGCAATCTCATTTATCTGGTCAACAATTGCTTTTACCATTGTTTGGTGTCTATATCCAATATTAACACACCAGAGGCCAGCAATACCGTCTAAATATTTGTTACCTTCTGTATCATATACATAGTTGCCGTTAGACCGTGCCATCACTAAAGAGCCTTCATCTTTAAATGTAGCAAAATTTGTCCACGGATGAATATTATGATCTATGTCTTTCCGTTTTAAATCATCAGTATTATATTCCATTAAATATCTCCTAATACAAGAATATTAATAAAACCCGTTTAATAAACACTATGCTATTTAGTGTTTATTTGGCCGTTAATTAACTTTTAAAAGGACGATTTCTTTATTGATTCTGCCGGTTAACTTTATATCAGTTGCTTTTATATCTTCGAGAAATTTACGCAATGCTACTTTCCCGGCATTTTGAAACTCTTTTAATGTTACATCTGGCTTACGAACTGTTTTTTGTATGCTTTTCTTTTCATCAAATCCAGTAATACTAGTGCCTTTAACACTCAATTCACCAGAACTAAATCCATTTGTAGAAACATATTTGCCCAACTTACGAGTTTTTGTATTGAATATCCACAGTTCTTGGGCACCAATAATCTTTTTAGGATCTATTGAAACTATTTTATAAGTATCATCTTTTGCTTTATATGTTAGTTTAGCAACCAATTTTTCTAAACTTGGTGCTTTTTTAACTCTAATTTTACGATTTGCGTTTTGTGTATTTGCATAATGATCTGCATCTTCAGCAAGCATAGTATAAAACTCTAAAATCTTTTTTAATTCCAATTTTTTATATGGGTAACCTTCACTTAATTGTTCATATTCATCATCCGGTTCTTTTGGAGGATTTAATAATTCGGTTAAATCAGATATTTCTTGGGAATATAAATTGGAAATCATTCCAGCGGCTTTACCCGTTATTTCATTTACTTGTAACGCATTTATTAACTTGAATTTACTCTTAAACTTATTTTGAAAGAAATCATCAATCTCACCTTCCACATGCTTGCCAAGGAAATCATCAAGATTTAATTTCATACGCTCTTGTATTGAGATAACTGGTGCTAAAGTTTTACTCTCTTCAATTTCTATATTTTCAACTTTTACCCGAAGGCATTCTTCAAGCCGCTTCTCAAGTGCCACAGTATATTCCTCTAAGGGTGGACATCCATCCATTAGCATTTTTGCCAATGCACCATATGTAATACCAACTCTCCAATCTGGCAGTAGCGTTACATGTTTTATTTTATCCTTATCTACTTTTTCGTTCTTTAAGTAATCAACAAACCATTTTTTACCATCTTTACTTTTATACTTGTAATTATAATATCGAGAACCCATTGACACTTGTTTTCGAACTGCTACTTTATCAACATCAATAACATGCTCATCTTGAAATTCTTCCCATGATGGTTTTCCAAATGGATTACCTGTTGCTGTTTTTATTTTTCTTCGTACCATGTTTGCTATACTATAATATTTTATGAACCTTGTCAACCTATACAAACCGATAAATACAATAAAGAGACTTAACTATGCCTAGATTATCACTCTGGAAACCCGAAAAAGGAAATGATTATAAATTCATTGACCGAATCGTGGGCGAACATATTTATGCTGGCGGTACAGGTATATATATTCACAAATATATCGGTATATATGACCAAGGTGAAAAAATTCTTGAGGATGGCTCTATAGAAAAAGCAGATGCAACACAACCTAATTATGGTAAGAAAAAATCTACAGAAGATATTATTGCAGAAACAAAAATACAAGATTTACTATTTCTTGAAAACAGAGATCGTAAATATGACGAAGATATATACAACATGCGTGGTGTTTATCAACCAGCAGATAATGATCTTGATTTAACACAATTTGGTTTATTTTTAGCAAATGATAGTATCTTTATGACATTACATTTAAATGATACTATGACTATATTGGGTCGCAAAATTATGAGTGGTGATGTATTAGAACTTCCCCATTTGCTCGATGATACAGGCCTTGATAACTCCGCAGGCCCAGTGAGAAAATTTTATGTAGTTGAGGATGTAGTAAGAGAAACAGCTGGTTTTGATGCAAACTGGTGGCCACATTTAATTCGTGTTAAATGCCAAGCATTAGTTGATACCGTAGAATATCGAGATATACTAGGTGATGGTGATGAAGCGAGCGATTTAAAACATATTCTAAGCACATATAAAAATGAACTTGATATTAGTGAAGCTATTCTCGAACAGGGCGAAAATGAAGTACCTAAACACGGATTTGAGGCTGGTCATCTCTATGTTGATACTAAGACGCATAAACCGTCTGTATGGACATCGGATGCAACGCCACCTAACGGGGCAGCAGTAGTCGGAAGTGGTAATACATTTCCTTCTAGTGCAACCGAAGGTGCATATTACTTAAGAACAGATTTTAATCCTTACAGATTATTCCTTAAGAAGGGTGACAGATGGATTAAAGTTGAGGATGATAATCGATCAATTTGGAAAGCAGCTAATACAATACTTACAACCTTTATTGAAAATACTGGTTCAACTACAGATGGCAACACTAATAACACTATTTCATCGAAGCAAGGATTAAGTAGAGCAATAAAACCAAAATCGGATTTTTAAAGAGAAAATAAATGGCAAGTAGATACAGAGAAGCAGGTTATTTTTATGATGAACAATTTCGCAGATATATTCTGCAATTTATGAGATTGTTTGGCGGCTTATTAGTTAAAACTGGTAAGGGCAAAGACGGCATTGAAAAATTTATTAAAGTACCTTGCAGATATGCTGATATGCAAAGAATGGTTGGGCATATACTAAAAAATAATAGTGAAAATATTATTAATTCTTGCCCTTTTATTACATCACATATTTTAACACTACAACCAGACCGATCAAGAACATTAGATCCATTATATGTTGATAAACAACAAATTAATGAACGGGCATTTGATCCTGAAACTGGAAAATATACAGATAAAATAGGAAACAGATATAGTGTAGAAAGATTAATGCCTACACCATATACATTAACTATGCAAACAGATATTTGGACTAGCAACGCAGATCAAAAACTACAATTAATGGAACAAATTCTTGTATTATTTAATCCTTCGATTGAATTACAAAGTAGCACTAATATACTTGATTGGACATCTCTTGTTGTTGTAGAACTAACAGACATAAGTTGGAGTTCACGTGGCGTTCCACAAGGGGTTGATACACAAATTGATATTGGCTCAATGACATTTACAATGCCTGTATGGATTAGTCCTCCAGCAAAAGTATACCAACAACGTGTTATTCAACAAATTACAGACAGACTTCATGATATGCCAACTGATTGGGATCCTGATGCTTATGATTTCTTTGGAGGACAAACCTTCTTAACTAGAGATATTATTACACCTCTTAACGCATCAATTAATGTAACAAATGGGCAAATACAATTATTAAATTATGCTGGTATCAATGAAGACGATGACGGTAATACAATGGACTGGACACGATACCTTGATCAATATAGTGGCTTAAAAGATAACGTTACCCAAATTAGATTACGACTTAATGCAGATCCTGAAGATGGCACAACCCCAAATGATATAGTAGGCACTATTGCGGCAACTGGAACTGGGAATGTAGTCGATTATACAGTCGACACTGACACATTACCTGGCACAGCTTTTACAGTTAATGCAATTATTAATCCTCATAAAAGTTATCCAAATGATGGCACATTACCAGTAGCGGCAACAGGGCAAAAATATTTAATACTCGACGATATCGGTGCTGTTGGTGCAGCTAATGTTACAGATGCATGGGGCAATCTTGTAGCAAATAAAAACGACATTATCCAATACAATGGTAGCACGTGGGTAGTATTTTTTGATTCATCAGCAACAGCAGACACAACTTACATACAAAATAATTTTACTGGAGACCAGTTTAAATGGAATGGAACGCAGTGGATGGATTCTTATCAGGGGAGATACTATCCAGGGTTTTGGCGGATAGTGATGTAGCAAAAGACACTTCAAGGCATACATTAATACAATGCCCGAAGTGTAAAAAAGAATTATACTTTAACGACGAAAAAAATAAGTGGTTTTGTAAATCATGTAAATATATACATAAGCCATAAGGTATTAGCATGATAAAAGCAGTAGGCACTATTTTTTTAAGTCTTAAGACTGACCGTATATTACTCGGTCTCCGTTCTACAACGAGTTCTCATCCATTAACATGGAGTTTCTTTGGTGGAAAAGTCGAAGAAGGGGAAACTCTAGGTAGCGCACTACAAAGAGAATTAGAAGAAGAACTAATAAATGTTCCTGAAATTATTAAAACAATACCATTAGATAATTTTGTTAGTAACGATGACGGTTTTAATTATGCTAGTTTTGTAAGCATTATTACAGATGAATTCCATCCAGAATTAAATGACGAACATGTAGGTTATGCGTGGGTTAACATAGGAACATGGCCAAGGCCATTACATGCTGGTACTAGATTAATCTTACAAAATAAAAACAATATTAAAAAACTTAGTCTAATTCTTAATAGAACTAATTCTAAATAAACTGCTCTCCAAATGGATCAAATTCTGTGCCACATTTTTGGGCACAAACACCTAACTTACCATTTGGAAGACTATCTAATTCCCAACTATTTGTAATATTTTGTAATAAGCCACTATTATTAATAACATCACTTAACCTACTATTAATCACATCTATACCTTTTTTACCGCCGGCTTGGTCAATAAAATCCCAAACTTGTTCAACTTTATAATCTTTGTGCCACCACTTGTACATACGTCCAGCAGTCCAACAACAAGGCATAAGTAATCCTTCAGCAGTTATAAAAATACTTTTTTCTTCACCAGCAACTTTACAATCTATTTTACACGAGTTATAATAATCTAACATACTACCGTATTGTTTAACTATCTGTTCTTGTTTTAATAATGCTTTATTTTTATATTCTTCGCTAGTTGGCTTTGCTAAATTCTGTGTTTCTTGTCCTTTACGATTTACTGCTTGATGTTCTTCTTTGGCTTTACTTGTTGCACTACTAATAAATCTTCCTGATTTCTTTTTAGTAAATCGTTCAAACCCCAATTCATTGGCAAGCATTTCTGCTTCTTCTACCTGATGTTCATTGTGCTCAAAAATTAAAAAATCCCATCGTGCCCTGCCACCTGCACCAATAAATGCTCGCATACTACGTTCTACTATATCCCAATTTACATTCTGCCTGTATAAATGATTTGTATCTCGCAAGCCATCAACACTAAAAATAACTGTGCCCATACGTCCATATATATTAGCAAGACGTTCCCACCATTCTTCTTTTTGTGCTCCAGCATTAGTATTCATACTTAACCACATTTTAGGATTATGCTTTCTAAAATACTCAAAAACTTCTAATGTATCTTTAGCAACAATTGGATCACCCAAGTTGCCACACATATACATTGTTTTTAATTGTTGTATAAAAGGAACACTAAAAATTTTTTGACAATCTTCTACTGATAATTCAGCATCAGTCATATGAGGATTATCATCACCACCATTCATATTACGATCACACATTGGACATGCAGCTTGGCAACGTTGTGTAATTTCTAAATGTACTGTTCTAATCTCATCATAACTATACATTAACGATATCCTATTAACATAAATCTATTATATTTTTCAAGATTTAATGTACCTTCATATAAAATATTGTCAAGTGGTGCCATTTTTTTAAATTCATTAATATCGGTTACACAATTTATATGATCATCTATTTCATAATAATTATTAGTTTGTAAAGCAACTAATGTACCTTTTGGTATTAGATTATACCATAAAACAAAACTAGTTAGATGTTCACAACTTGTATTAACAATAGTATTAGGCTTATCATATAATTCCTGTGGTTCACCATTATTTTTTATAGTATCATACGTATGGCCATCTCTATAATTAATTAAATGTATATCTGCAGTCTGTGCTTTAAATTTCCATTCAGACATTACATATGGTCTATTAATAGTATCAGCAATCTTATAACATTCAGCATCTTTATCAAAAGATCTAATCTTTTCTATTTTTAACCCTGATTCAAATAATAATAATGCCAATGACCCATACCATCCTGCACATAAAAATACTGTGCCGAGATTTATATCTAATTTTATTAATTCATCGGCAAGCCATTTCTTACTTAAAATTTGTCC